CGATTCAATCGTATAGATTCCGCTGCATCTTTATATACACGAGCTTTCTCATCAAGCTGAAGCTCTAGCAGTTTTGCCTCATATGCCATTTGCCATAGCTCTTTATGGGCAACACCAACACGACGATTAGCAGATCGCCTAGCAGTTTGTTCCATGGTTGGCTCTGGTCGCCTGCTACGCCTTAATAAATCAGCCCTCTGTCTAAAAGTTCTGGTCATTCACATACGTACCTATGTAATATGATCTGAAGAATATCGCTGATCTCTAGAAGAGTTAAACACAACCAGATTGCTAGACGATCTGCTAATCGTCGTGTCGGCGTTGCTCATAAAGAGCTATGGCAAATGGCATATGAGGCAAAATTGCTAGAGCTTCAGCTTGATGAGAAAGCTCGTGTATATAAAGATGCAGCGGAATCTATACGATTGAATCGATCAAAGGAGAATATGGCTTGACATAATTTTTACTCGTGGTATAGTACATGATGTAAGTACAAAAAGTGCTAACAAAGCGGTAATGATGTTCCTCTACCGCAAGAAAAAATTAAGGATGCACAAGAATGTCCACTATGGAGCCTTCAAAGGCTGAGCGATTACTGCTCTCTTCAATTCAGACACCTTCCCATTTGTATGCGTTGCAGCAGCAATACGGGATCTCCTCCACTAATTTTTATTATTTTCCTGATGAAGCCCAGTTCATTTTTGATTATATTACTGACAAGGGCAAAGCCCCTTCCATCAGTTTAATTTCCTCCACTTTTCCTGACTTTGGTCCTACTCCTGCCGATGATTTTGAGTATGTGGCTCAACAGTATGCCCTCATCTCTACACGTCAGCAAGCTTTTATGGCGATTTCATCTGCTTCGACTATGTTAAATGACTCTCCTAATGATGGAGCCATGCTCTTGGCACGGACATTAGAGAGAATAGTCAGGCCTGATACGTCTCATAGGATTTCTTTGGAGAGGACTACAGAGCTTCGCTGGCTTGAATACCAAAGTAGGAAGGATCAGACAACAACCATGAGAATTAAAAGTGGCATTGAACCTATCGATGATTATCCTATTTGGCTACAGAAAAAGCAGTTGATTGGAATTATGGGTGATACCAAGGCAGGTAAATCATGGCTTGCCTTGAGAGCGGCTGCTGAGGCCTTTCGACAAGGATATAAGGTGTTGATCTTATCTCCTGAGTTGTCTGGCGCAGAATTGAGTATGAGAAGTGATGTCGTTTTAGGTCGTCAACTTGGATATGACCTGAGTTATAAAGCATTACAGCAGGGTCTTTCTTCTGTTGAGACTGAGTATAAGAATTTTCTGGATAGTGTTGCATCAGATAAGACTGATAGGTGGGTTCAATATGATGCTCTTGTGTCTTTACGTCCAAGTCCTTCGGAAGTAGAGACGATGGTGGCTCAAGAAAAGCCTGATGTGTTGGTCATTGATGGTATCTATTGTATGAGGGATGATGAGGCTTATCGCAGTAGTTGGGAAGATACAAAGGGTATTGTGGTTGCTTTGAAAGGCATTGCCGTTAAGTATGATTGTTTAGTTTATGCGACTAATCAGGCCAATAGAGAAGGGGCAAAGATTGCACAAAATAACAGTGATGGAGAACCTCCGCCGTATTGGGCTGTTGCGTATGGGTACGACTTTGCGAGGATGGTTGATTTTCTCGTGGTCATGGGGGCTAGACAGAACGATGATAAATGGCGGAAGGTTGTTGTCCCTCTTGCTCGTAGCGGCCCAAGCTTTTCTGAGGCTGCTACGATTACCTTTGACCCTGATAGCGGTGATATTGGGGCAAGACCTTCTGATGTACCTGCGGATAGTATTGATACTTTTGAGTGGTAGTCTTTACGTCTCTACTGTTGGATTAATTTATTGGGGTACTATTGAATTGATGGATATAAATACAATATTGGGCATGTCTCTGGGAGTATTTATATTCTCAATATTGACCATATCTGTTATTTCGTTGATTATTGCAATTTCTAATAGAGTCAATAATGGAAATTAGAGAGTTTTTAACAAATATAGCTGGTATCCGAGTTGCCAGACAATCTGGCGAAGAGATTGCATGCTACTGTCCTTGGCATGATGACCAAAATGCATCTCTTGCCATCAATCCTACAAAGGGTATGTGGCATTGCTTTGGCGGTTGCACCAAGGGTTCTGGTGGATTAGAGGGATTCTTTAGGAAATTAGACAATAGTGGCAGTTTGAGTCAGCGTTATATAGCTATGTTTGCTAGTCAGGTGGGTCTACCTAAAATTGAAATAGATTCTCCCGATGATAAGTTGATTAGTGGTTATGATGTGCATGAGTTGCCAATGGCTTCTGAGAATGACTATTTGAGAAGTCGCGGAATCACCGAAGACACGGTTAGAGAGTTTGATATTCGCTATCATGGGATGGATAACGCTATTGTCATGCCCATTTATATAAAAAATAAATATATTGGGTATGTCAGGCGTAATATTTCTAGTAATCCAAAATATTTAAATAGTAAAAATCTACAACGGGACCAAATTATCTATCCTTTTGATAATTTTAAGACAGCTTTTGGGGCTGTGTATGTTTGTGAAGGCCCATTTGACGCTATTAAAGCACATCAATTGGGATTAAAAAATACAATTTGTACGTTAGGTGGATTAATATCGGATAATCAATGCAGGCTTATAGGGGAACTTGGCACTAGTGTAATTCTAGTTGTTGATAAAGATGACAGCGGTGTACGCATTGCTGAAGCAAATGCTAAAAAATTGATGAAGAAGTTTGGAATATGGGTTGAATTTACAGTTGCACCAGGAATCGCAAAAGATTTTGGAGAAGCGCATGATCTCTCAGCATTAGAAATCTACTCTCCGTTCCAATTACAGGCGATAAATAGGGATCTACAGTACTTAATTAGGAGTTAAGAAATGCCGACACAGTGGACTGAAGCAAATTCAGGATCGTTTAATAGGGGTAGTGGTGGTGGTAGCAATCAAAACCAGTTGTGGAGATCGGAACTTAGGATACGTGATATAGGTGAATTTGCAGTTTTGCGATTCATATCTCCTTTCCAGCCTAAGCAAGGTATGGATATTCCTGAGAATACTATGCCTGATAGAAGTGCCTATTTCTATGCTGATGGTAGATCTGTCAGTGGTAAAAGATTCACTGATTACATCTATTGTGCCAGTTTAAATGTCAATCCTGATGGGACTCGATTGATTGCAGAGCCTAGTTGTAAGTGTAGACAGGGTGGATCTGCCCCCGCTTGCTATCAAGGAGATCAGGCACCGACAGATGTACGGACATCTGAGTGTAAATTTAGGTATGTGTATTGGGCACTGCATTACTATACCTATCATCAGTCACAGAATCCTGTGATTAATGAGGCAAGTCCTCTTTATAACGAGCCGTGGGCTGCTGCGAGGCGAGATCGAGGTGAAATAGATGCCTGGGAGCAGGTCCAATTTGGGAGCAAAATCTATTTTCGAGAATCGGTGATGGCCCCTAGATTTATCAAGATGGCTGCTCCCACACGTGACAGTCTAACTACTTTTGCGGAACGCTACGGTGACATCACAACAAAGGTCTATGAGTATCATAAGCATCGTCCACAAGGTGATGCTGGCTTCATTACCTACCAATTTCTGCCAAGTGATATTGACGTTCCGAAATTAGGCAAGGAACGGGTAAGTGCTGTTATCAAGGATTTGCCAAGGTTGGATCGTATTGCAGCTTCGTTGATTGATGGAATAGATATACCGTCTTTTGCAATGGAAGATAAAAATTCCCATAGTAAAGCTATGGAGAACATGTCTAATTCGGTTCCAGAGGATGATAATCAACCTTCGGTTGATGACTCAACCATAAATAATGACGATCCCCTCACTAGCTTAGGCAATGCTGGTGATGATCTAGATGATATTTAGAAAGGATAATTTAAATGGGTAAGGTTTCGGTGACTTTAGGTCTAACATTAAAAATGAATAGTGGTGGTGGGTTTAATTTTTTCCGTCCTGAGATAACTATCTCTGATATTGATGTTGATGCTGATATAGAGCCTCAAATTGAGCGTAGTTTGGCGGCTATTCGTGAAGCATGGGGTCATATAGAATCAGAGATGGGCACTATTATGGATGGATCTGAAATTGCAGAGAAGCCCTCTGCTTTGACAGAGCTAAATAAGCGAATGGCTGAATTTGAAGCCGATTTGCATAAAATCAAGTCCGTGGGTGCGACTAGTGGTGAGTTTAGTGTGGATTTGGACAAAGAGGATGATTCTTGGTAAAGGTTACAAAGGCGGCACTACATAAAAGCCTCTCCTATATAGAGGCTAACTCTAAAGTCACTAAGAAAGAACCCTTGGTGGGCCAGATTACTGATAATGGTTCATTAGGGTTGTTTCAGACTGGATTTGTTAGGGTATGGGATAAGGTTGAGGTAGATGGGGATAGTGAACCAATGTTTTTTACTGTTCCCTGTTCTCACCTTATGAAAATTGTAGATGCTTGTAGTAGTAAACAGATATCTCTTAGGGTATCGGAAAACAAATTGCATCTCTCTAGTGGTAAAAGTAGGATTCGCATTCCTTTTTATGCGAGTCCTGAGAAAGAGATATCACCGCCCCCAGAGGTTGAATCCACTATGACTCTTGGTGGAGAGTTTGCGACTTCTTTGGGAGAGGCTTCAACCTTTTTGGCTAGGACTGAGGAGAAACCTCTGTTAAGTTGTTATTCGATACGCCAGTTAAGGAAGGGCGTGTTGCGTATAGTGGCTTCTAACGATAATTTCCATCTCTACCAACGTGATATGGAATATACAGGAGATGAGTTTGATCCTATTGTACTGCCACGTGAATGTGGTCAAACACTAGCTAAGGTGTTCAATAAATCTACTAGCCTGTCTATGGGTATAACATCCAATGAGGTAGTTGTCATAACTGAATTAGATGGCACCAGGGTATTGGCTACTCCTCAGTTTAATGGGCTTTATCCAGATGTTGCTGAATTAGTGGATACGGATAAAAATAAGGTGTTCACTGTGTCCAGAAAGAGGATTTTGGACATGTGTAAACTTTCCTCTCATATGACTGATAGTGGGTTGATGTGTTTTCAGGGTATCGATGGCGATCTTAGGGTCCATTTCCCTAAAACTCAGTCAGTGGATGGAGAGTTGTACTTAGATGGTGCTTCAATAGTTAAAGACTTTCCTAAGATTTACTTTAATGTTCGATTTGTAGTGAACTGTTTGAATGTGTTAGATGATGATGAAGTCATGTTCTCTGCGGTTACTGGAAAATATATAGGTGGAGCTTTTGCGTTCAGTGGTACAACAAACAGACAACCCAATACTTACCTCTACAAAGTACCTTACACAGACACTGACTGATCTAAAGGCTGCTATATTGAGCAGTAAGGATGAGTATGTGGCTGTGGACACGGAAACTACTGGTTTGCGTTGGAAGACGGACAGAGCCTTCGGTGTAGCTTTGGCATGGGATGATCAAGCTACATTTATACGTAATGGTGTCTTTGAGATAGATCAAATTGGCGATTTGGTGAAGGATCTATTTCGTGCCGATCATAAAACCTTTATTTTTCATAATGCAGAGTTCGACCTTCATATGTTACGTGAAACTTATGGGGTTGAGCCGCCTAAGAAGATTATAGATACCCTTAGAGTAGCTCATCTTCTAGATTCATCGGCTAACCATACCCTAAAGCATTGGGGTGAAGAGAATTATGGTAAAGTTGCTACATATTATGAGACTTTAATAGATGAGTATCGCCAAAAGTATAAATTAAAGGATTACAGTCAGATTCCTCAGCAATTGATGCTTGATTATGCATCTAATGACGTAATTCTGACCAAAGCACTAGCATATAAGTATGTTCCAGAAGTTAAAAAAGATGTCAAGAAACTGTTTGAGCTAGAGCATAAGTTAATTCCAGTTATTCTTGATATGGAACGTGAAGGTATACGAATTGATTTGGATTATATCGAGCAACTAAAGGATCGTATTACTAAAGCGAAACGTAAATTAACTGATGAGATTTATGCATTAGTAGGTAAACCGATTGAGTTGGGATCAACAAAACAATTAGGAGACTATTTTTTCCATAGGTTGAAAATAAAGCCCCCAGTTCAGACTGCAAAAAACAATAATTCTACTGGCGAGAAGGCATTAAAGGCAATTGACCATCCAGAAGGCAGAAAAGTTGCTAAACGTGTTTTGAAGTGGAGAGAGTTGGAGAAGATTGACAATACTTACCTCTCCAGCTATTTGCGATTAGAGCAGAATGGCAGAATTCATGCTAGGTGGAATGCCTGCGGTACATTAACAGGTAGATTCTCTGGATCTGATCCTAATCTAATGAATATACCTAAAGATGACAACATCAGGAAAATTTTTATCCCAGATGTAGAGTTCGTGGACATGGACTTCTCGCAGATAGAGTTGAAATTGATGGCCCATGCCAGTAAGCAACAGAATATGATACATGCATTTACGTCTGGTCAGGACTTACATGCGTATACAGCTTCTTTGGTTTTGAGTCGTCCTATAGGGCAGATTGATAAGGCTGGACCTGAGAGGCAGATGGCAAAGAGCTTGAATTTTGGAGTTATCTATGGAATTGGTGTGAAGGGTCTTGCTGAGTACGCTGGAATGAGTATTCGTCACAGTAAGAGGTATCTCGATAATTACTGGAAAATGTATCCAGAGATCAAGAGTTATTTTGATGGGGTGGTTAAGAAAGCTGAGAAGGACGGGTATGTTAGGACCTTATTTGGAAGAAAAATTCCTCTAAGTAGAAGATGGTATGCTGCGCCTAACTATATTATTCAGGGTTCGGCTGGAGATATCATCAAATTAAGTCTCTTCCGCACATGGAAGTATGTCAAACAATTTGGTGGATCAATTCGTAATACAGTTCATGACCAAATTTTGTATGACAATATTGATGTACGGCATATTCCTGCTCTTAAGGGAATAATGGAAGATTACAATTTCAGTATGCCTGTCAGTGTGGATGTAAAAACATCAAAAAAGAGTTGGGGAGATTTATATGAAGAGTAAGCACAATATAAAAAAAGTTATTGAGACGATTAATAAGACCCTGAAGACTAACTTATCAATAGGTGCTGAGGAAGCTTTAAGAATATCTAGAATAGAGACTGGTATGGCCCCATTTGATTTGGCAATTGGGGGTGGCATTCCCCGTCAGTCTGTCACAGAATTTTATGGCTATCAATCTAGTGGCAAAACTTATATCGCTCAACGTATCATAGCTCATGCCCAACAACAGGGGTTGTTGTGTGGGTATGTAGATGCTGAGTGGTCTTATGATCCCGTATGGGCCAAAACTATTGGCATAAATATAGATGATTTGATAGTTAGCAGACCTGATACAGGAGAGAAGGCCCTAGATATCCTCCTTGCTTTATGTGGGGCTGGCTGTGACTTGGTAGTTTTGGATTCGATTGCTGCATTGCTTCCTACTGCTGAAGCAGAGGGGAGTATGGAAGATCAACAGATGGGTCTTCATGCCAGAATGATGAATAAGATTTTTCGTAAATTACCAATGGCTATGAGTTCTACTATTCCTGGCACTGCGGTTATAATGATCAATCAAATAAGGGCTGGTTTGGGTGGGTATGTTACTAAAGAAGCTCTCCCAGGCGGTAAGGGACAAGAATTCTTCAGTAGGATTATGGTTCGGACTGCTAAGGGGGAATCTATAGGGGATAAAGGGTTTTATATTAAATTGACAACACCTAAAAATAAAACTTTTAAACCTTTGCAGGAATGTATGATTCCGTTTTACTATACAGGGGAGCCAAATCCCATGTATGAGCTATTTACAACGGCTTTAGATTTAGGATTTATCCAGCGTAGAGGAGCTAGTTACTCTTTTAATGATCATAAAGCTATGGGTAGAGATGGGTTTGTTTCTTTGATGAAGTCTGATGAGGCATTGTCGGAAGATATCAATACTATGGTAAGGAGTAGGTAAATGAATACAAATTCTGGTGAGAGGGATGTACGTTCGTTAGGTGAGGATATTCAGCGAATGATTATTGGTGGATATACTTCTTTTATAGAAGGTATTCATCTGCAAGATGAGGATCTTGCTTGGGAGCTTGCCGATAAATATGCAGACAAGCTAAGAGATAATGTGAGGATTGTCTTTGCTGAGTTAGCTGGTGAGGCTAGTAAAGCCTTAATGAAGCCCCCGCCTAAGAGACGACGTAGGCGAAAAAAGGCACAGGTAGTAGAGGCACCACAGTCACCTATCGATGATAGTCGCAGTATTGGAGTTGAAGAGCTTCCAGAGAATCCAGATTCTCTTGTTGCTCAGGTTACTAGTGAAGATGATGTGGCACTGCGTTTAGAGGATTCAATGCGATCTAATGCCGTTACTCGTCGTGCTGGCGATATGCAAGATTCTAGTAGGTGGGATCAAAATAATCCCTCATTAAGACGAATTGATTAATAGTGGTTAGGCCTGACCCTTTTAAAACTGACACTAAGCATCAACGACTGGTCAATCGTTGGATTGTAGATATAGGAATAGGCACTCAACTTGAGTATGAGGTGGGTAAGTATTTTATAGATATATATGTCCCTGATTTGCTCCTTGGTGTCGAAGTAGATGGTCCTTGGCATCTACATAGGAGAGATAAAAAGAGGGATGCATATATATTAGAGACTCATGGAATAGAGGTATGGCGCATACCTATAAAAGACATCAATATACCGTATAAACAGGAATTTGTGAAAAGGATTTTAGCTAGGGTAAGGGAGATGGATATAGATGCCACTACTTGATAAGATTACAAATTTTCAAAAGCATTGGGTAGAGCAAACGTTAGATGACTATGATCAGTCTGATAAACGTGAGCCTAGAGTGCGTGACTATTTCACTCCCTCAAATGCTCATTGGTGTCCCAGAGCTATTTGGTATCACATGACTGGCACAGAACAAGATTCTGTTGATTCAAATGGTTTGAGACGTATGGGAGTCGGTACGGTTTATCATGAGTGGATACAGGAGAAACTAGAGAAGGCAGGTATTCTTGTCAGTGCTGAATTGGAAGTTAAGTATGACGATCCAAAGATGAAAGGATTCTATGATGGAATAATCAAGAATCCAGAGACTGATGAAAACTATTTGATAGAGATTAAGTCTCGTAATGACAATAAGAAGGCATTGCCTTATTTGCCACGCACAGAGCACTTGATCCAATGGAATCTGTATTCGGTCATGACTGATGTCGTCAAGGGTCTTATTTTCTACGTCAATAAAAATACGCAAGAGTACAACATTTATGAAACTCAACGCAATAATAAGATAGTAGATAAAATTTTTAACAAGATGAAAAAGATTAAAGGTTACTTAGATAAGGGCGAGATTATTCCGTATCAACCCAAAGAGAATCATGATTGGTGCCCATTCAAGTCAACATGTGAACGTGATTATTTCGTAAAAGGCATATAGATATGGTAAATGTAGATGTAATATCAGAGCCAGTTGATCCCCAGGTTTCAATTAATGTTAATTCATTGATGACAAAGGCTAAGTCTTTGCATAATTCTTATAGTGAATTTCCCGTTGTTGCTATGCCTCAAGATGAGGGAACCTATGAGTTTCCTTTGAATGCGGATAATCTATCTGATGAGATATTGGATACATGGTTGGTTAAACTTGGAGCATGGAGAGGATATGCAATCAATAAGATTGCAGAGAATGAGGGAGAGATAGGTCTTTTGTCTGAGGGATATGATTTGATGTTGTTGTCTAAGGTAGCTGATCTTGAGGCAACTTCGACTAAGAAATTACTGAAAGATTCTCTTAAAGGCATGGTTTTGAACGATAACCCCGATATCCTTACCTTGGCTAAAAAGGTTATGGTTCTTAGGGCGGAATTGAGGATTTTAAAGGGCAGATTAAGTCTCTATGATACTCATTTTGAGGCTATAAGTAGGGTCATAACACGCAGAGGGCAAGAGAGGCAGCGGTCATGAAGAAAGTTCATGGTATTGACGTTTCCACTAAAAAATTGGCTATTGCCACTCTAGTCAATGCCGAATTTGGTGTGGTAGAATTACATGCAAAATCAAGATCATGGGAAGATCGATTAGCTCAACTCTATAGACAGTTTTTTGAGTTCGTAGGTACAAATATATCGTCTGATGATTTTGTTTGTATCGAAGATGTTCCGTTAGTTCAAAATCGTCAAGCTATGTCTCGTCTGGTTCATGTCTTGGCTATGTGCAGAGTGGTTTTTATCCATCACGAGATTGATTGTTTTGCTGTGAATGTAAGTTCATGGAAAAAATCAGTTATTGGGGATGGCAGAGCCGATAAAGATAAAATTAAAACTATGGCAAGGCAGATTTTTGGCAAAGGGATAGGTCGATTGAGCCAAGATTCCATTGATGCCCTGATGATTGCTAAATGGGGTCAGCTACGAATGACTGAACCTATATCCTTACCTTAGAGGATGGGTGTGATGAATCTTAAATTCATATAAGGACTATTTGTAAGCCTCTAGACCACATTGGTGAGGGTGGCTAAGAGGCTTTTTATTTGGCTGAAATTACACAGATATTGGAGTGAACCATGACTATTAAAACTACTGGAAAACTTACTCAAAACGCCATAACAGTTCTTGAGAAGAGATATCTTATTAAGGATGGCAATAAATCTATCGAAAAGCCAGAAGAAATGTTTACACGTGTAGCAAAAACACTTGCTTTTGTTGAATCTAGATATGGGCAATCTGCAGCAAGTATCAAAGAGCTAGAAAATGAGTTCTTTAGTATTATGTGGGACTTGGATTTTATACCTAACTCACCTACTTTGATGAATGCAGGTACTGGGGCTGGCACTCTTTCAGCTTGTTATGTACAGGATATAGAAGATTCCATGGACTCTATTATGAGTACTGCTTATGATCAAGCAATGATTGAGAAATTTGGTGGTGGTATTGGTTTTTCTCTGTCTGGAATTAGGCCCAAGGGTAAATCGATTGCTACAACTCAAGGTAAGGCATGTGGACCTATATCTGTGTTAAAGACATTGTCCCAAGTTGGCACCATGATTACGCAAGGTGGGAAGAGGGCGGGTGCCCATATGGCTATTATGAGTGTTTATCATCCAGATATAGAGGAATTTATCTCATGTAAAGCTACTGAAGGGGATATTGATAATTTCAATATAAGTGTTGGGGCCGATTCTACTTTCATGGAAGCTGTTAGTGAGGATAGGTGGCTTAATCTTACTTGGCCTTTGGATATGAGTAGCTATTCTGAGCATGAGAAGGTTGAGGGAAAATCTATCAGGGCGAGGGAATTGTTTTCCAAGATTATTAGTGGGGCTTGGCGTAACGGTGAGCCTGGGATGATCTGGTTGGATAAGATTAATGAGGATAATACCACTCCTCATTTGGGCAATATTAATGCTACTAATCCGTGCGGAGAGCAGCCTCTGCTATCTGGAGAATCATGCAATCTGGGCAGCATTAATCTAGGAAATTTCGATGTAGAGAACGGAACAGATACTTTTGTATTTGATTGGATGAGATTTGAGGACACTGTAAAGCTTTGTGTGCGTTTTCTTGATAATGTTGTCGATGCCAATAAACATCCTACTGTTACAACTTCAGAAATGAATGCTCAAACTAGAAAAATTGGTTTGGGGGTAATGGGATGGGCTGACCTATTGACTAAATTAATGATTCCGTATGATAGTGAGGAAGCACTAGAGCTTGCCGATCTTATTGGCTCATCCTTGAAGTCTGTAGCTGATAGAGAGAGTTCTGTTCTTGGAAAAGAAAAAGGTAATTTCCCAGCATTCGATCAGTCTCCGTTGAATGAGAAAAACGGTGGTGAGTGGTCTCATATGCGTAATGCTTGGAGATTGTCTGTTGCTCCTACTGGCACTATTAGTATGATTGCAGAGGCTTCAAGTGGCATAGAGCCGTTGTTCTCATTGGCATATAAGAAACATAATATGAGTTCTCAGTTGGGAGATACGGAGCTTTACTACATCAATGAGGAAGTACGTAAGCATTTGCCCTTAAATGTAGATATTGAAGAATATGTTAAAAGTGGTAAAGAGATAGCAAGTTGCCTATCTGATGGGGTTCAGAATGTATTTAAAATTAGTAGTGAGATAAATTATATAGATCATGTGCGTATGCAAGCTACGTGGCAAAAACATGTAGATAGTGGAATTTCCAAAACCATTAATCTACCTAATGATGCCTCAGAGGACAATATTTGGGACTCTTATATGATGGCATGGAAGCTTGGCTGTAAGGGTATAACTGTTTACAGGAATGGTTCACGCACTAAAGAGGTTCTCGTGTCTACGGATGGTGTTGATGATCAGCAGCTAGCAGATGTTGTAGATTCTACTACTAGTATACTTCCTGTTAGATTTAATAGGCCAGATCAGCTAGATGCTAAAGTTACAAAAATTCGAACTGGTCATGGTAATTTGTATGTGACTACTGCTTTTGATGGTGGTAAATTAGTAGAGATATTTACACATCTAGGTAAAAGTGGGGCTGCTGAGCATGCTCAAAGTGAGGCGTTAGGTAGGGTGATCTCTACTGCTTTGCAATATGGAGTGCCTGTCTCTGTTATATCTAGACAATTACGAGGCATTTCATCAGTTCCCGTTTATCATAATGGCAAATTGATCAAATCTGTTCCTGATGCGATAGCTTCTATTTTGGATGGAATTGAGCCATCTGTTGATGACACTACTGAAAAAATGAGTCGTGATTGGACAGATCAGATAGTGGCTGGCGTCTCACTTAGTGAATGCTGTGAAGAATGTCAGAGCGTGGAAATATCTGTCGAAGAGGGCTGTGTAAAATGCTATTCATGCGGCTATTCTAAATGCGGATAAGGAACTTATATGAATATTGCAGATATTAAACTACCAATAGCTGTTATAGGAGTGATTCTTGCCCAAGCATTTGGAATCATCTGGTACGTAGCCCAACTCGACTCTACTGTAAAGGATTTAGATTCTTCAGTAGCGACTATGCAAGAATCGCAAGCAAATATTGACCTTGCTGTGCTTCAAACAGAAGTAAATAATCTCACAGAAAAGGTCGCTAATTTATTTGATCAAGAAGAAGTTGACCTATCAGAAGTTGAGAACTCTATTACTGGATTAGAGACATCGCTTAGGCTAATAAAAGATTTGGTTGATGAGGAACGAGGGCTTAGGCACACAACTTTAGATACTATTCTTGATTCTCTAGATGAGTTAGAAATTGTTCAAGCTGTAATAAATAATGAAATGCGTACTATAATGACAGATCATGGGGGGTTTGCTGAAGTTTTAGCAGAATTGCAGAAGTCTGGTGTTCTGCCTACAGGAGAAAAGAGGCAGTACGGTAATTATGGTAATTAATATGAACAAAAGGTCTATATTAAATTTTATCGTTGGCGGGATCATTATTGCTTTGGCTACAATTGGAATTTTGCAAAAATATCGTCTTCTCCATCGATTAAAAGAGAATATTAAACTAAAAGAAGAGATAAATGCTATTCCACTGAAAATGCCCACTATACGCCCTCCTAATTATGTTTAACGAAATGTCGCCATCTAAACGGTTTTTCTAAGTCATAGGGGATAGCATTTATCTCTTCTTTTAGTCGAATATTCTCTTTCAATCGATGGAGAAGACGATATTTTTGCAAAATTCCAATTGTAGCCAAAGCAATAATGATCCCGCCAACGATAAAATTTAA